CTTTCTTTAGTATTGCTCTAGCAAACTCAAATCTATTTGCATAGGGCACCGTGTGACTAACCTCTAGTATTTCCTCATCACTTAACTCTCTTGGTGTTGTGTAGAGGGGCTCGCCTTGACCAATTTCGTTATAAATCCATTCGGAATCTTCACCTATGTTGCTTACACATAGGTTTCTCCATGCAACAGGTTCTTGTTTATCAAAACTGTATGATGGCTTGATGCTAAATGTTCCATCCCCGTTATCTACTAACATTAAAAAATCTCCTCTTTAAAGTTGCCAAGGCCGTCAACATACTTCTGTGCCTTCGGTGTTAGTCCTACGCCTACATACCAGTGCTGTCTCTCACCACCGATGCGTGTTGACTCAGACGTGATGTTTCTATCCTGCGTGGCTGCCAAGAATCGACGCTTGAATGTTAAGTCAGTGCCGTACCCTAAGTTCTTAGCAGTACTCCACTTCTTAAACACAGCAAACAAGTCGTCCTTGTCAACGCGCAAGTTAGGCTCAAACATCAAAGCGTCTTCCATGAACGTGCCAATTGGGTTAGATAACTCTTCCATTGTCTCAAGCAACTCAACACCTGTCTTGGGCTGTACAAACCTGCCACCTCGCAATACACGGCGCTTGAGTCCTTCCATGGCCCAGTTGAAGATGCCTGACAGCTCTAACTTCAAACGGTCTGACAACTCAGTGTCTTCGTTACCATAGAATGACTTGGTCATCTTGAACACAATCATACGACCAGTTAACGCGTTACTGTTCTCTGTCAACTGCAACACCTCGTTAGAATAAATTACGATGCGTGTTGGCAAGTATCCTGACCACGCCTCTTTATTTTTACGATTAACAGTAACAGTGTCACCACCCACAATACGCAATAGCTGAGATACAACAGCACCGCGGTTGCGCTCTGGAGCACGAGCATCAGTAAAAGAAGCAAGTAGCTTACCAAGCCAAGGTTGTAAACCAAAGTTATCACAAAGTTCTCCTAGTTCGGGCGCCACGGTATTGTGCTCGCCTAAAATTTCAACTAACACCTTGTTGATGGTGCCCTTACCTGAACGACGCGGCCCGATGATGTTGAAGAACTTTTGCTGACGTGTGTCGCCTGAGATGATGTATCCAAACATCTCCTGCAACGCGTCAATAGATTCTTGGTCGTGACCCCACACGTCGTCTAAAAACTTTAACCATGTTGGGCACGTTGCATTGGCATCGTACTCAAACGGCAAACTGTTTTGGGTAAAGAACCCCAACGAGTGTGGCAACAACACGCTGTCTTCCAAGTGGAAGATGCCATTCTTCAAACTGATTAGCTTGTGTGCATCAGGCTTGTTGTCGGCGTACTCGTCTAGCCACACTGGCGGTTTAGTTCCCGCGTGGTTAGGTAAGTGTATAAGCGCTTTTGTTGCATCAAGTGCTCCTGATACCGCTGTCGGAGTTGGTGCAAATGGCAAAAGGTTTCCCTTTCTATCTTGCTTTTTGCACTTGTCCAAGAACTTGTACAACTGGGAGCGGACTGTTGCCTCTTCAATTTCTTCATAGTGTGTACCCTTGTAAACAAAGCAGTCACCTGTGTAATGAACTAGCTTGATACCCTCTTCACAAGTGTGCATGGTTTCTAAATAGTGACGCGCGTGCTCCATCGGGGCTGTCCCAAGGACAATCTCACCACGTGCCAGTGCCTCAGCTTTTTTATTGCTGTTGATTTTAAAGATGAGGGAGCGTAACGTCGCGCCACCACCCTTACGGAATGTCTTCCACTTGATGTAGCAAGCCTTGTCCTGATAGTCGTCTGCATTACCATTGTTATAACTCCATGTGTCCCATGCATCACAAGCCTCAATGTCGCCATTGAACTGGTGGTGCAAGCATTGTCCAACTAACAACCACTCTGAGTAGTGGCAGTTAGGGTCTAGGTGCGCAAGAATCTCTGTCTCAACGCGGTGGATGTCATACCCTTCCACTGGCATTGAGAAGTCTTCAAACGCATCGCCTGATGATTTGATTGTGCGCTCAGGCACGATGTCAGTCAGGTCTTGCTTGTCAGTTGGTATCACTCCATTACCCATCACGTTGCCTGTGATGGTAAAGAATCTACCGCGTCCGTATGCCTCAAAACCTTTTTCGTGGTCAACAAATGCGGTTGTCAGGTCAGCACGAGTAAAAATCTTGATGCCTGTGCCTGATGGTGATACCTCTGTGTAGCCTGTAACTTTTTGTAGGATATTGTTAGCAAAGTCCGACAAATTGTTACTTTCGTCAATACAGTCGTCCAAGTCAATGCCACATAGGTCATCGTCTTGGGTAAATACAAATCCAAGCCCTGAGTACTTACCTGTCTTGTAAGCCTCTTCGGCGGTCATAAAGTCTGTCCATGTGGACGGGTTGTTAGTGGATGCCGTCTTGCCACTTGTTTGTAGTGGCACCTTGCTCCAACGCTTTGCACCCTCTTCACCCACCTCCATGTAATCCCACAATACCCAACGCGCAATACGCTTGAGCTCCAAGGGGATGTTTTCTAGTTTTACGGGTAGTGATGTCGGTTTCATTAAATCCTTTCTGTGCACTACTACTAATGCAAACTTCTATATTCTAATATGGTGGTAAACAACAATTCTATATAACTAAAAGTAATCATTTGACAGGGTATCCATGGTATCCATGGTCTGTTTCACTTTTATTCTATTTTTCGCGAAACAAAAAATAAAAAATAAGAATGAACTGCATTTAGACCATGGATACTGTGGATTTAGTGGATTGAACTAAGTGAGTGTGTACTAACTTAGGTAAAACGACAACATGTACCCAATGATACCGAACGATAGCATGATGACAATAGACTCAACAAACGCATATGAGCGCCATGAGTCTGGTTGTTCACACCTCCATATTGCCGTACCATAATCTGCGTCCCTGAACGCCTCTGACATCGTGCGGGGTGCATATTGGTAGCGGTGGTACTTGTTCACAAAGGTTTCGTAATTAGTCATAGTGTTACTCCTGTAAAATATGAAAATACTAGGTATGCCAAACTGAGCGCAAGCCCAAGTCCAAGCCCGTAAGATAAAATAATTATAATAAAAGCAATCGCCGATGATGCTACTTCAACCCAAGTTGTCATCAGTATCTCCCATCCAAGATGCCTAAATACTTTTCTGTCAACTCGGCTGATAACAAAAAGATGTCGCGGGAAACTTCTTTGTCGCTTCTATCTCTTGGCACCAACATTGGGTTGCTTGATAATGCAATCATAAAATCAAGGATTAGTTCTTGGCGTGTTTTCATTTTGTTTCTCCTGTTTAGGTTTCTTAAAAATTTTATCGTAGTTGCTACGATAGTCTTCGGTTGTCTTCTTTTGCTTCTCATCGGTCATTTATGCACCTCATGTCCGGCCTGTTGCAAGTGTCTCATCGCCCACTTGCGAAACTCCTCACGATTCGCGCTGGTCTGTTCTTCACGCTCGTCCCATAAGAACTGCATCAAGAACTCACCTGACTCATTGTGCACTTCAATCTTAATCAGGTTGCCTGCTTTGTCATAAACGTCTTGTTGAATCACTGGCATATCATGCTCCTTTAATTTCAGATAAAACATCACGCACACCGCTTGGTGCATCGTCCCATGAATCACTGCGACCATAGTCACCGCGACTCATTCTCATACGCTCTTTGTCACGGAAGGCAGGTTCAATCTTCCACCATGCCAATGACGCGTCTTTGTACTCCTGCCAAATAGGGTTAGGCTCAAACAAAGGATGGTGCTCTCCGTCACCTTTGTATGAGTCCAAGTAGTCCCTGTGTGGTATCCACTCGTACTTCATGTTCGTACTCGTTCGCACCAGTTTTACTCTGTCGCGCGCTCGGATAAATCTATCGTACGCCTGCTTTTGTTCTTTTGTTAACTCAATCATCACTATCCTCCTGAAACTTCTCTTGGTTATATGCATCCAATGATACCGGCTCTCTCAACAAGTACCCTCTTAACTTTATTACTCGCGACTCGTGTACCTCCATGGCATCAGCCAGTTCGGTTGCACGTGGCTCACGTCCTAGCTTTTGCAACAAGATACGCTCGGTGTATTTCATCTTACGTATCTCTTCTGCCACGTTGACTGGTATGCGAATCATGTTGCCATAGTTATCAATACCGCGTCGTACGTCCTTCATGATAAAGTTCTTTGCGTAGGTTGCAAAGCGTGCGCCGTTCTTTGGTATCCAACGCTTGCCTGCCTTCAGCAATGCCTCGTTGCCCATCGCCAACAAGTCATCCATTGGCACTGAGCCGTGATGCCACGCAGGCGTGTCTTTAATTACCGATACAACAAAGCGTAGATTGTGCCTGACTAACTTCTCAAGTGCAAGGTCATCACCCTTTTGAATCAATGCTGATAGCCGTTCCTCCTCTTCCAATGGTAACGTTTTGATGTCGTACAGACTGCGTAAATAATCAGATAGTGCGTTTTTGTCATTTCTCATACATCACCCCAACGCATAAAATGAATAGTGCCGTGGCAATGACTGCAGTGTTTTCTGCCAGTAATCCAACGAGTAAAAATAGTGCACTAAAGATTTTCATATTAAACACTCCCCAACAAGTTTCATGGCTCGTTGGTAATGGTCTACCTTTTGCTCTTTGACCTTTGGTAAAACAGTCAGAGTGCACCCTGCGTCAAGGTAAGGCTGAGCCTCAATCTCTGAGGCCAATTTGCGAATAAGCTCGCCGTCGTCAAATACCCAAAATCTAAGTTGCATAGTGTCTAGCCCTTTTAACAAATATGGATGATGAACCACGTTTAACACGCGTGAATGTGCGTAATAAAATGATACGCGTGATTATAGCATATCGGTTCATTTGCTTGTTACAATCGCCCACCTTGGCTCGTCGTTCTTTTTGCATGGTTGTTCGCTTTGCCATTTTATTTTTGGTAAGTCGTACGCCCTTGTATCGTAGAGGTAAGCCAATGCGGTGCGGTTGAAATATGATGTTGAACTTGGTGCGTTTACAGTATCTCATCGTCGTTCACAATCTGTAAGTGACCCTTGAAGTGGAAACCACTGCCTTTTAAAAAGCTCTCAAATCGTTCAATGATGTCGTCCAAGTAGATAGCCTCAAACTCAGTCTCTACCCTGTCAACGACGTCATGGTCTTCAATTGATTTTTTGGTAAATGAATAAAACTCTTTGTAATCTTTCATCTGTATCTCCGTCTTTTGTAACGTTGCAATAAAATCAAGGCATCATCAAGATACCCCAGTTGTACAATCAGCTCAATTAAATTTTCACGTGCACTGAGCTCCACGTCGTAGCCTTCCCACAAGTGTAAAATCTCATGCAGTATACGCTCCCTATCTTCTCTGCTCTGTGACATATCATTGCATCTCCCTGTCGTCCTCTGTCACAAACACCTTGCCTGTGTCCAGTACATCGTATGGGTCACCTGCCTGCCCAGTGATTGCCAACTCGCCTGCCTCGTTAGCATCCTCAGCCTCAACAAGGTAACACTCAAGGGTCTCAACGTACACCATGTACTTAGTCATCGTATTCCTCGTACTGGTCAACCGCTACGTCTAAAAACGGCTCAGTGCCACCCTTGTCGTCGTATGGTAGCTCAGTGATAAAGTAACCGATGCGGTTGACTAAATGATAACCATTCGTAACCCATGTACCCTCATCACCATCAACGTACGTCCACACGCGATTAGGCTCTGTGTTGGCAATGGATAGCACGTACTCCAACTCATCACCAAAGGTCTCAAACATGATGCCCTCACCCTTTTCGTTTTGAAATGATGCGTTGTCATCCAAGTGATTCAACACTGGCTTGTATTTGTACTCCCAATCTTCAAAGTTCATTTTGCACCTCCAAGTTTCTCATTTTAAAAGCCTGCAATGTGGCAGGTGAGTGTTGTTTAAGATAGTCAATCAGCTCCCAATACTGGTCTTCAAGACTGTCATACGCCTGCTCTAGCTCATTTGAATAGTAGCTCATACCTTACCTCCCTGTCTGATACGCTCCAATAGAGATTCAATATAACCGACAACTGCCTCAAGCCCCACCTTTGAATCAAAGCTCACTAGCTCTTTTTCAATCAGTGCCATGGCATTGTCGCGGTCAACAATCAATTTGTTAATGATATCACCTTTAGTCATAAGTATACCCTTCTTCCTGCTCAACGTTTAAATCTTTTGGTGACTCAGCACCATAAGCATCGTGCGACAAACAACGGCCCTCGTGTGGGTCATCTAACCACTGCCACACCTTGGCTCGTGCCTCTTCCTCTGTATCAGCCTCAACAATCCACTGGTAATGAACTGTCTCCCACACCTGCCACTTTTGCTTATCCATTATCTGCCTTTCAATTTTAGTCTGAGTTTACAAATACGCAACGCAATTGGTTCAACGTCTAGGTTTTCATACTCATCATACAAGGTACTGCCAGTCACGTCATCGGTTGGGTATACAGTGATGCGTAGCCCTGACTCAGTGCCGTCACCAAGCTCGTCTGCATCCCACACGTTGATGCCGTACTCTCGGTCAAGCACTGTGACATAGTGCCACATATCGTCTGAGCCATCGTACTCCAGTGCGAGCACTCCGTTGGCTCTTGATTGTAGCGTGCGTTTCACATGGTCTTCTAATTGCATCATCCTAACTCCTCTTTATCTAACCAACTGGCAACAATCTCATCAATGTCTTCACTGTACTCATCAATCATACCTGACTCAATGATACGCTTGGTTATGTCGCACACGTTCCAACGTGACTCTGCTCGTGGCTTGTCACCAAGTATATCACCAATCTGCCACGCTACCTCTGTGGCAATCTCTAATTTTAGATAGTCGTTCATGCTACCTCCTAAAAATGTAGTCAACTAAATCATCATCAAGGTCATAAAACACGTTGCCAAAGAAGGCGTAGTTCCTGCCCTTGAATGTGAATGCACTTGGTGCTACCACTGTCGTGCCATCGTCCAACGTGTATCGCATCTCACGTTGCGTTCTTTGCATTGTAACTCGCATCAGTTCCACTCCTCATCGTAATCATAATCGTCATCAACCTCAAACAAAATGATGCCGTTGTTCACCGCATCCACATCGTCCATGGTTGAGCCATCTTCAAGCGTGTAGTCCTCACCCCACTGCAGGTGCTGAGCGTGTGCCTGACCATTGTCATCGTAATAGTACGCACAATGCCTCCAGTTAACTTGGTCATTGTGCAGTAGTTTCATCTTGCTCATAGTTCCTCCCAGTGGTCAAACACGTATATCACACCAAAGAATATAGCCAGTCCAATAATGTAGCTCATTCGTCCTCCCACGTTCTTGAATGATACTCTTGCACAATCTCTTGGTCTAGTTGAAGTTCGTAACCTGTGCCCCTTCTCAATATGTTAATTAAATAATCTATTGATTGTCCATCACCTAAAATGGTTTGAATGTCATCATCAATCAATCTATCAATCATTTCGTCTCTTGTCATACGTCCTCCTATTTAACGTGTACAAAAATAAATCTGTCTTTTAAAAACTCTGCCTGAGCTTGCTTACGTATTTGGTTTAGCTCTCGGGCAATGTCGTCACCACTGATGTCTTTCATCCATCCTGAGCCGTACCACTGCTCTTGGTTTGGGTGATAGTCAAGCTCAATCCAGTTCTCACCCCACGATAAGCTGAAACACTTAGCACCCTGTTTTAGGTACTCAGCGATGGTACGCATAATCACTGCACGTGATGGCTTGCGGTTAAATGTAATCTCAATCGGTGTATATAGTGTGCTCATATTAAACTCCTGTGTACTTGAATGGTGTATTGTAGTCGCCAATGCTCACGCCGTAGTAATACGCGGTGTCAAAGTAGTCAACCATGGCATCACTGCGGTCATAGTAATCAGCAGAACGCATCGCCTCAAGCACCTTACCGATAATCTCTTTTGACTCACCTGTGAAGTGGTCTTGATACCAGTAAGGGTTAACTGTTGCGTACTCGTCACGCACCTTGAGGATGTCAGGCAGTTCTTTCCACGCCTCACTTTTAACTAAGGTCTCGTTGAAGTTACCAAGCAGGTCAATTGGTGCTGACTTGATGGTGCAACAAATTTTTGAGTGGTGTTGCACTCTTAGACTGTACTTGATACCCAATGGCTTGAGTATCTTGTCTAGGTTAGCCTTGATAACTTTTTTCTTTTCTTGGTTCATGTATGCCATGGTAGTAAATCCTTGTATTAGTTGTTCGTACTGTACTGGTTTTTCGGGTACACTTTTTAATCGCAGTCGGTTACCCAAGAGATGTCACACCCAAAATCAATGAGGGCTTTTCTGACATCCTGTGGCATATCATAGTAGCCATCATAATCAATCAGGACTAGCTGACCTGATTCGTTTTGCTCGAACCATAGCCCACCCTCACCGCCGTCCACAACGTCTTCAAAGCACCCATAGAGGTCTTTGGTGGCTAAGTGCACCTCAAAGTCACCGACGCGTGCCATCCTGTCAAAATCATACGTGCTCATGTTGTCTCTCCTCCATGCCCACCATGCCATTGATGATGTGACGCATCATGTCAACAACAATCTCACGCTTAGCCTGCTCTTCGTAGTTCTTGAGCGAGTGACCGCCTGACCATGTTGACGTGTTTGAGTACACCTCACGTATCAGGTACTGCAACGCTCTTGCATTGCTCGCACCTTCAATTTGAGACTGCAAATAAGCCTCGTAATCACGTGCAAATTGCTTTTCCAATGCACGCACCTGTTCGTCATAATAAAAAGTGTTCATGATTCGTATACTCCTAGTTCACCTGCATTAATCCACTCGCTATGTAGGTCATACTTAGCAAGCACCTTGTCAATCACTGGGTTGACACCGAAGTTCCAGTCATCCCTGTAGATACCTTCGTAGTAGTCACACCACTTGTATGAATCAGGCTCTTCAGCACTGATTTGGAAACGACCATCCATGTCGTCTCTGACGTACACTGGTACACCCAGTTTTTTGAGTGCGTTGTACGCGTATCTGTATTGTTTTTTCATATCAGTCCTTTATGTAAAAGTGAATTGAGCCACAATTGGGGCAGAATACTGTTGCCTCATCTTCGTGGTCTGTGTCCTTCTCAGCCCAGTCCTTGCTCTCATGTTGACAGTCTAGGCACTCGTTAACTGGGTCACTGTCTAAACCCTTTACTACGTAATGGTTATTCATATCGCTCCTGTTAAAGGTTAGGGTTCAAGTAACGCTCATCTTTGTTCATGATGTTACTTAGGTCAAAAGGGATGATGACGATGTCATCGGTCTTGTACGTTGCCATTGCCTTGGCGTGTGCCTCAGCCATGTTCTTGGCAGTCAATGTGAATGTCACAAAGTTGTACCCTCCCACGACTGGGCTCTTAAATTCTACGTTTTGCTTAAGTATGTATCGTTTAGTCATAAATCCTCCTGTGTTACTTTACTGGTTTTTTGGGTACACTTTTTGTGGACTCATCAGCACACGCCTTACGTGTGGACTGGCTACTGCCAGTTTCGTCCTGTTATTCAACCACATCCTCAATTACGATGCGGTGCACAAATACTGGCTTGGAGTACTTCTCTAGCCAGTACTGGCGATTCTCTTCGCTGATATCTCTGCGAGCAGTCATCTCGTTGATTTTGTCCTGCAACAATGCCTTAGCCTCTTCTAGGGTGTTGGCACGCCACTGGTCAGAGCCAAAGGTGTCTAAGCGGATGCAAATTGATTCGTATTTGTTCATGGTAATCCTCATGGTTAGTAATAATCTTAAGTGAGTGTGTACTAACATATTTGTCGCTTTGGACTCGTCAGTGAACGCCTCACGTTCAGACCATATCGCTATGGTTTCGTCCTGTTAATAATCAAAGCCGATATAAACGACTGTCGTGCCCTTTAACTGTATGCCATTGCCCCACATATCTGTGGTGTCATCGCACTGGTAACGCTTGGTGTCACGATAGTATTCGTCACGTTGGTATACCTTATTGGCATCAGGCTTACGTTTGAAGTACTCGCCCTTTGGCAAGTCTTTAATCATTGCAGTTTGCATGGTTGTCCTCATTGGTTATTAGACTCATCAGTAGGTGCATCACACCTAGACCACATTGCTGTGGTTTCGTCTTGTTATGTTCTTAGTGCTATGTTTAGGTTACGTAACGCCACCACCGCATCGTACATGGATGTGAATGGTTTGCGACCCATGCCGACTGTGTTGGTCTTGTTGTCACGTATCGTATACCCCACTGTCTCAATTGACCAGTTTGATTTGTCACTGTCTGATACGTATGGACATGCACCATATATTGATGCGGTTGCACCGCTAACATGCACCCAACGTTTTGCATCTACGATTTGGTATCTCATATAACTCCTATTTGGTGGTTGAGACGTCATTGTCTCATACTATATTGGTTTTTTGGGTACACTTTTTGAGCGGGCTTGCTGGGTGACTGGCAGGAGGAGGGTGTGCTAACACTATGTTAAATGCCTCCCCCACTCTCGCACGTGCGTACAGGCTCATGGTGACGTTTAGCAATTTGCCTATGCCTACCCCTTGCCTCATTGCCGAACGCCTTATGTGGTGCGTTGTAGCGAGCACCGCTTTGGTGCACTGTTGCACTGCAACATCCCCATGTTGGTGCATGAGCAGACTGGCTAATTGCAAATGAGAATGATTATCATTACGCAGTTTGCCCCCGTTGCTAATGCGAATGATTATCATTACGCAAATTGCCCGAGTAGCCTATCTGTTATATGTCTTATATCTTATGTCATATATAAGACTGAGCCTATGCACCATATTGGTGCATGAGCCTCGGTGGTGTTGGGGCGTCGCGACTATGTTAGTAAGTACTAACTCACCTATATGTCAGTGAGCCCTCACATACATGTTAGTGAGTACCCACTTCGGCATAGGGGGGCTTTTTTATTTGCCATCACCCCTTTTAGGTGTCTCTGCAGCGGGGCGCGGTGGCCCCATGCTAGAATGACAGTTTGTATAATTTTTTATTTTTTTTATTTTTTTTGTAGTATGTCTATGAGTTGTATAGAGATGAGGCTGAAACGCGGTTAAAGTTTCTGTACATCCTGGCAAATAGATTCCCTTATTTATCAATTGCTTAGAAGGATAATTGCCAGGGTATCCACCCTATCCAGGGTCTAAACACACTTCCAGGTATATTATTTTAATCTCTCTCTCTCTCTCTAAAAGAAAAAATCAAATTAACCATGGATACCCTGTCTCGTTTCGATACATACCCGTGGAATAAGGCCGACAAGACCATTTCTGTATAGAGGGGAAATGCGCCGGCATGTCTGTACATAGGTTCGTTTCTATACATGTGAATTATTTTGCTGACGTTATGCTTACAGAGGGCGGATTTGTACAGACAATTGCATAAGTAGTTATATGAAGAGACTAAACAAAACCACAGGGCAACCATTCAAACGCGGAGATGTTCGAGAGGACGGCTTTGTATTTTTTAATTATACAAACCAAATTAAATCCACCGGCTTCTTTATGGAGCGTTGGTTATCCCCAGAAGCATCCATTAAAGCCAAGACAAAAGACAGGACTTCCAAAAAGGCTAAGTATCAAAGGAAGACAAATAGAAAGTCTCCCGGCTTTGATAGCTTGTCCACAGCCCAAAAAGCCACAGCTAACTTTTTGAAGAAGTTGAGTGAAGAGTGGGTGCAGTATGGAGACCTGACAATTGAGATGGTGGCTGAAGACTTGGTTGGATATCACTTAGATGCAGGCCCCCTACTAGAAGAAGCCATCCAACATGCTGGCCCTCTTGCCTTTGATGCCAAAGAGGCGTTTAGAATTTCCCTATCACTCTAATGGCCCTGACTGCCGATACGTCCATCCCTACCCCCAGTGGTTGGGTGAACATCAGTGACTTACAGGTTGGTGACATGGTGTTTGACCAATATGGTCAACCTGTGAAAGTTACCTTGATGCAGTCGTACATGCCACAGGAGTGTTACGAGATTGAGTTTGATGATGGGTTGACCTTGGTTGGAGACAGGAACCTCACACTGCACCTGCAAGATGTCAAGTGGAGGAACAGGGTTGGTGAAAGTCAGCGCAGGCCAAACCGCAAGTTTCAAAGAAAGATGACGCGCCCACTCATCCAGCTAAATGCCAAAGAGTTATCCAGCGCCACGCTGGTGAACAGCGACAACAGGATGGTTTACTCTGTCCCTAATTGTTTGCCTGTCGAGTACCCAACACGTGACCTACCAGTACCGCCGTATATTTTTGGTGTTTGGTTTGGTTCACTGTCTCCAACTGGTCGTCATTGGTTAGGAGATAAACCTATAGAGAAGATGAGAAAGATATTTAGAGGGTATGGTCACTTTATTAAGACAAGAAAACACAAGAACGGTGCTACTATGTTTGACATCCGTCCTTCTGTACGCGATTCTTTTCTTTTTGCCGGACTGGATATTCCTACATCTCTGCCTTTTTATTATTTGGATGGGTCTGTTGCCCAACGTAGGGAGCTACTCGAAGGCCTCGTTGACAGTGGCTTCATCAAAAAGTCTGAAAAATCGAGTTTATACACGGCGAGAAACGCCAACTACAAGCTCTTACGCAAAATCCAGGGGCTAGTTGAGTCGTTGGGTGTCAAAACAACGCTACATACACCCTACGACACACCAAGTTACACGTTAAAGTTCCGTATAAATGACAATTTTCCGATTATCTATGGAATAAATAGAAGATTTGTCACTAAAGTGCAAAAAATAACCCCCAAAAATTGTATTTTGATACAAACTGGGACGCAGTACCTGATAGGTGAAGGCTTTATACCCGCATGTTAAACAAAAACCAAGAGAAAGTTCTAGCCGACTTTGCAAAAAACAACAAACACTGGCCAAAACCAGAGCTCGAAGCGGCGCTCTGGCAAGTCAAATGGGAGCTCCAAGCCCTCCCACACCAAAGAGAGCCCGAAGACGGTGAGTATGACACGTTTCTCATGCTCGCTGGTCGTGGCTCAGGAAAAACGCACACCGCATCACACTGGATTGGGATTCGAGCTTGGAAATATCCAGGCACTCGATGGCTTGTCACTGCACCTACTTCTAACGACATCCGCGCAACCTGCTTTGAAGGGGATTCTGGACTTCTAAACATCATTCCAGCGTGTCTCATCAAAGACTACAACAAATCTTTGTTTGAAATCACATTAATTAACGGTTCTATCATCCAGGGCATACCAGCTTCCGAACCAGAACGTTATCGTGGTAAGCAGTTCCATGGCGCATGGTTCGACGAGCTGTGTGCGTTCGAGTATTTAGACGATGCGTACGATGGTGTGCAGTTTACCTTGCGTTTGAAGCACCCTAACATCAAGCGTGTGCAGCAAATCATCACCACCACACCAAAACCAAAAGAGCTTATTGTCGATTTGAACGAAGGTAAGATTGGTGGTGACGTGTATGTAGTAAATGCCAGCTCATACGACAATAAACAAAACCTATCTAACACCTTCTTCAAACAGTTGGAGACCTATGAAGGTTCTGACTTGGGTAAGCAGGAGATTTATGGTGAAATCTTGGACCCAGAGGACGCTGGTATTGTCAAGCGTAAGTGGTTCCGTCTATGGGGCGCGAAAAAAGAAACTCCTAACCTTGAGTACGTAATTGCCTCGTATGACCCAGCTACCAGCGAGAAAACTCACAACGACCCAACAGCTTGCGAGGTGTGGGGCGTATTTGACCAGCTAGATGGCGGCACGTGTGTCATTCTGCTGGACTGTTGGGACGCTCACTTGTCTTATCCAGAGCTGCGTAAGAAGGTCATGGAGGACTTCAAGGAGGTTGTGTACGGAGCCGACAACACATTCGCCAAAGGTAGGAAGGCAGACCTTATTTTGATGGAAGATAAGTCCGCTGGTATTTCTCTAATCCAAGAACTTCAGGGCGCTGGTGTGCCTGTGCGTGGATACAACCCAGGTAAGGCTGACAAAGTCCAGCGTATGAACATCATTGCACCATTGATTGCAAAAGGAAAAGTATATGTACCTGAAGACCCTGACAAGCCCGGAGAAGTGGCGCCATGGGCTAAACGTTTCATCCGCCAAGTATGTTCTTTCCCAGAATCGGGCGGTCATGATGACTATGTGGATGCACTATCGCAGGCCTTGCGAGTCTTACGTGACTCTGGCTGGCTACAACTGGACCCGTTACCGGCTAGGGACTATGACTATGCCGATGATAGAAAGCAACGATTTAATCCGTATGCTCAATAGGGCATTTCCCAGCTTTTTTGTGCATAAGTAGTACTAGGGACAACTTCAACTCTAATACTACACCATGGACCTATCTATAATTAAAAAAGCAATTGGTAATTTCAAGGCCATCCATGGGCGTACCCCAAATGCGGCCGAAATGGCCCAACTTGAAAAACAGGCGATGAAATTCACTCAGCCAACCAGCGGATTGCGTTCTGGTATGTCTGCAGCTCCTCGTGCTTCCTACGAGTTGGGTACAGATTTGAATTTGATTAACCCTGACACTGCTCGTGACCCATTCTTGACAAAAATGACAACTGGCAGAACAACAAAGGGCACAAACTTACGCCCGATTGCTCAGGATGTATCAGACCCGTCTGTCATTAAGAACATCGAAGCACAACAGATGTCTGGTCAGTTAGATGAGTTAATCCCTGGCGCATCACAAGGTTCTACCACACCATCAGCAGACTACTTTGCTGAAGTGTCACAGAACATCGAGAACTCTGCACTACAAGGTGGTGCATTAGACAAATTAAAACAAGCGTTCTACAAACAACAAGGACGCTTTCCGGATGAAGATGAGTTAAACGCAATCATTGCAGAGTTTAACCCAGCAAGACATCAGTATGGTGAGCAAGGCATTGGTATCATGAGCCAGCGTCCACCAACAGCAAAAGGCATGACTGATTGGCGTAATGCAGCGCGTAATGAAGGTGTGGAAGAGTCATACCTCACCAAGCGTCAAGGTAACTACCCACAGTACATTCAAGACGAGTTGGCTATCCAACGTGGTGAACTACCAGCAACAGCGTTAAAAGAAAAGAAGAAGCGTTACAAAGAAGTAGCACCAATTGACTTCTACATTGACGAGAATGGTAACCCTGTAAAGATTTATCCAACAATGAAGGCGGAAGGTGGTCAAATAACCCCACGCGACATGTTGGCACAGATGATTGTGAACCAAGTAACACCACAGAAGTTTGCGAATGGTGGAAAGCCAGGCGTTGCTGAGTTAGACCAGTGGACACTATCACAAAAAGACCCGTATGACATGGCTCCAAAGATGCAAGCGTATGAGCCAGGTATTAGAGAGCGTGCAACAGATGCAGTTGCTCCGTACTTAGAAAAGATTGGTATGACACCGCGCAGAGCTCGTGAGCAAGCGTCAGTGATAACAGGATATCAAGGTGGTATGGACCCTCATGGCTTTACAGCCAAAACAGGCATTGGTCCTACAATGGTTTTAGACCCATTGGCACCGTTTGAAGCTGTTGAGCAGTTTAAGCGTGGTGAAGTATTGGATGGTGTATTATCCGCATTGACTCTTCCAGGTCAAGCAACAGTAATTAAGCCCCTAAGAACGATGGGCGCTAACAAAATTAAGAAATCAAAATAATTTATGGCAAATCCAAAATTACCAATGCAGATGGGCAAGAACTTGGCTTCACTCGAGACGGATGAAGACATTGATGAAGCTCTTATGCAAGAAGAAGAGATTGAGCACTTTGAAGAAGTGTTAGGTCTTGAGCCTGGCGAAGCGGATGATGAAGTAATTGAGTTGGAAGATGGTTCTGTTGTGGTTAACTTCTCACCAACAGAAGGTCCAATTAAGAATCCTGAATTCTATTCTAACTTAGCCGAAGAGTTTGATGACAGCACATTGTTGTCATTAGCAACTGAGTACTTAGACTTAATCGACGTTGACAAAGAGTCAAGAAAAGAGCGAGACAAACAGTATGAAGAAGGACTTCGTAGAACAGGACTTGGAAAGGATGCACCAGGCGGTGCTACATTTGATGGCGCATCAAAAGTCGTTCATCCAGTCATGGCTGAATCGTGTGTCGATTTTGCAGCGTCAAGCGCTCGCGAATTACTCCCTCCTGACGGAATTGTTAAAGCAGAAATAAAAGGCGAGTCAGACAGAAAACGTTTGGATGTTGCAGAACGTAAAGCAACGTTCATGAACTGGCAGTTGACAGAACAGATTCCTGAGTACCGCGACGAAACAGAAGTGTTATTGACACAACTACCATTAGGTGGTTCACAGTTTAAGAAATGGCGTTACGATAGTGAACAGCGCCGTCCAGTTTGCGAGTGGGTACCAATTGATAACATTTTGTTACCATACGCAACAACAAACTTCTACACATCACAACGTGTTACAGAAGTACAAGAGATTACAGAAGATGTATTCCAGCAACGTGTAGAGCAAGGTATCTACCGTGACATCGGTGAAGGTTACGTTGGTGAAGTTCAACAAGACCAACAGACACGTTCACAACAAGCTAACGACAAGATTGAAGGTAAGTCAACACCATCTAAGAACGTTGATGGTATGCGTCGTATCTACGAGATTACTTGCTTCTTGCGCTTAGAAGATGACCCAGAGACAGGCGGTCGTCGTGCACCTTACATTTTAACAATTGATGAGTCAAGCGGTGAAGTGTTGGCTCTTTACAGAAACTGGGCATATGGCGACGAGAAACTCACGAAACTCGACTGGTATGTGGAATATAAATTCATTCCTTGGAGGGGTGCTTATGCTATTGGCCTTCCTCACCTTATCGGCGGGCTTTCTGCTGCTCTTACCGGTTCTCTACGTGCTTTATTGGATGCTGCACATATCAATAACAGCCAAACGATGCTTAAGCTCAAAGGCGGACGCATTTCGGGCCAAAGCGATAGAATTGAACCGACGCAGGTAGTAGAGATTGAAGGTGCACCTGGTGTAGACGACGTACGTAAGTTGGCCATGCCGTTGCCGTTCAACCAGCCAAGTAACGTGTTGTACAACCTATTAGGCTGGTTAACATCTGCAGCCAAGGGTGTTGTTACAACAGCTGAAGAGAAGATTGGTGAAGCGAATGCTAATACACCAGTTGGAACAACACAAGCTCTTATTGAGCAAGGTGCTAAAGTATTCTCTAGCATTCATGCTCGTTTACATCGTTCACAAGCTAAATCATTCCAAATCTTGTCTCGTATCAATCACTGGTACTTGGAAGAGATGGACAACCAGTCTGGCGTGGAAATTGAAGTTCGTGACTTTGCTGCGAACAATGACATTCGTCCAGTATCAGACCCTAACATTTTCTCTGAGACTCAGAGATTGGCACAAGCGCAAGCCGTATTACAGATGGCTAACGCTGCACCACAACTATACGATTTGAGGGCCGCACACCGGAGAGTTCTAAAGCAGCTCAAAGTACCGGCCATAAACGAGATATTGCCCGACCCAGATGGCATTAAGGAATCTAATCCTGCCCTGGAGAACGTTGCAATGTCCATGGGTCGCCCTGCGGCGGCTTACCCTGACCAAGACCATATAGCACATATCAAGATTCACTTGGCATATGCTCAGGACCCCAACTATGGTGGCAGCCCTCTAATCGGACCTACATTTGCACCTCATGCATTGGAGCACATCAAGCAGCATTTAACGTTGCACTACTTGCAATCTATGCGCGCGTACGTGGCTCAGGCAGCTGGTGGCGAAGACACATTGAAGTTGCACGAAGAGAAGCCATTGACGTTGGAAGACCAGCAAGCTCTTGCATTGGCAGCACAGATGGTTTCTGAGGATGCCCAGGTTGCATTCCAGAATGAGCAACCAATCATCCAGCAGTTGGCACAGAAAGTCCAGCAAGCTAAACAACAAGCTATCCAGCAGGCTGCTGAAGCTGACCCAGCTGCACAGGTTATCCTCAAGACTCAGATGGCTGAGACACAGCGTAAGACACAAGAGTTCCAGGCTAAGATGCAAGCTGAGTTGCAAAAGACCCAGCAAGAGTACCAGCTTAAAGTGGCTGATATGGAGCGTAAGGTACAAGAGCTTATTGCCAAGTATCAAACTCAGTCTCAGATTGACAGCCAAGCTAACGCAACTGACATTGCTTTGGCAAACATCAATAATGCTTCTAAAGAGCGTGTTGCTTATATCAACGGTCAAGTTGGTTTGAGCCAGCAACAGCAGCAACTAGAGCATGAACAAAACATGTCGGCCATCGAGGCTATTAACACAGCCGAACAAGACATCCGCCAACATGGCATTGCTGTAGAGCAACAAGCATTCCAAAACCAGGCGCAACAAGTACAAAATGCAATTGAAGCGCAACAATCACAACCACCTCAAGGAGCAATATAATGGCCGACAATTTACAAGGCTTCCGTCAAACATACCAAGAAACTGGTAAGCTAAGCTCAGGCGGCGGCCCAGACTCTAAAATCGAAAAAGGCGCATCAGGTTCAAAGCGTGCTAACAATGCAGTTTTGAATGGCAACAAGATGGCTAAAGACAGCAAAGTTGGACCATACAATAACTTACGTAAGTCTAGCGGTAGTCTTTACTAACTTATGGGGCGGAAACTATTCCGCCTGTGCATAAGTAGTTATATATGGACATCATTTCAAATTTTATATCTCTTGTAAAAGAGACGAAACAGGAAATTGCGGACACAGTCGCCGCAGGCCACGGGGTTAATTCTTTCGAGACTTACCAACGCCTTGTGGGAAGGAATGAAGGGTTGCAAATCGCCCTTCAATTATTAGACGACGTCATGACTGGAGACGACGAAAACAACGAGTCGTAAGACTTATAGGAGCAATGCAAATTGTTTGATGTATCACAAAAAGACGAACCAGACCTGCGTTCGGAACAGGAATGTTTTCCTGAAATCGACTGCGGTGTTGAGGTAGTTGGGGACAGAGTACTTGTGCAGTTGCGCAGGGAAAAGACAACCAGCAAGGGCGGTATCATCCTAGTTGATGAGACCAAACAAACGTTGAGATTCAACGAAACGGTAGCTAAAGTGGTGCAAATTGGCCCCTTGGCATACAAGAACTTAGACGACTTGACCCCCTGGGTTGAAGGACCTTGGTGTAAAGAAGGCGACTTAGTTCGTACCATTAAATATGGTGGTGACCGATTCGTGGTTAATCCGGAAGATGGTGGAGCTCCTGTGGTGTTTATCACACTGCAAGCCCGCGAAATCATTTCTAAGATTAAATCGTTTGAACATGCTCAAAAAATGCGAGCTTTCGTGGATTAATATGTCAAAGTTAGAAGTACAACAAAAATACAGGAGTAATTCTCCTCGTTACAGTATGTACCAAACTCTTAGACATGCGAAAGCAAGAGCAGAAGTAACAATTACTATCCAAGACCTTATGGATATTTTTGAAACGCAAGAAGGTAAGTGTGCTTTAAGCGGAGTAAAAATGACATGGCATCAAGGTAAAATTCAACCTACTTCAATTTCAATTGATAGGATTGATAATAGTAAAGGTTACATTCCGGGCAATGTGCGCCTAGTTTGTGTTGTAGTTAATGCTTTTAAAAGCACCCAAACTGACAGCGAACTCTATGAGTTTGCCAAACAGTTGGTTGAAAATATGGCAAAAACCCAACCTAATTAACAATTTTGAAAGAAAATTTAAACATGAGTGAAAAAGACATCCCTGTTAAAGAACAGGAAGATGGTTCTGCTTTAATTGCACTAGAGCAAGAAGCGGACCCATTTGCAAAAGAGGAAGAAGGCCAAGAGCCTGAAGAGCAAGCTGAAGGTGGTAAAGTTGAAGCCTCTGACGATGAAGGTGACGATGGTCACGAAGAATCTGATGAAGATGGCGACAACGAAGACGAAGATGAGCGTGAAAAAATCCGTGAAGCTCGTCGTGAAGAGCGCAAGCTAAAGAAAGAACTGGCTAAACAGCGTGAAGCCTCAGCAAAACATAAGATTAGTGCGCTTGAGCGCCGCAATGAAGAACTAGCAAGACGATTGGCTGCAGTTGAGTCTACAGCATCATCTTTCCAGTTTGCTCAGGTGGACAAAGCGATTGAAGACGAAGCAACACGCGTCGAATACGCTAAAATGAAGCTCTTGCAAGCATCCCAAGCTGGTGATGCAGAAAGCCAAGTAGAGTACTTGGAGCAGTTGCAAGAAGCTAAGACAAGACTAGCGCAGGTTCAAGCATACAAGAAACAACAGCTTGAGAATGCCAAACGACCAAAGCAGAACGTACCTAACCCTGTAACACAGGAAGTGCAACGTAATGCACAAGGTTGGTTGCAAAAGAATAAATGGTATGACCCACAGGCACGCGACACAGACAGCCGTATTGCCAAGGTTATTGACCAAGATTTAGCGTCTGAAGGATGGGACCCAGCTGACCCAGAGTATTGGGAAGAGTTGGATAACAGACTATCAGCACGTTTGCCACATCGCTATTCAGCGAAGACCGGCACCACTCCAAAACGAGTTAGTCCTACTCCATCAAGTAGAGCAGCTAACCCAGGTGGCAAGACATCAAACTCAATGGTGTTAAGCCCTGACAGAGTGCGTGCAATCAAAGAAGCCGGAGCTTGGGACGACGTAGCTCGCAGGAATAAAATGATTAAGGCTTACGCAGAATACGATAGACAAAACAAACAATAAGGAGTTTGGAAAATGGCAAACGCAAGAATTAAAAGAGATTTGGACGACCGCTTAGCAGACCGCGCAGGTGAAGTGGTTGCCTCAAGACATACTGCCTCTGAGGCAGATTTAGCACGCAAGGAACGCCTTGATGCGTTCCGTGACAAATGGGCAAACAGTGCATTGCCTGACCTACCC